AAGTTTTTAAGTAAAACGCAGCATGGTTCAATGGTAATGCAAGGCAGTAGAAACGTATTTGTAAGCAATTCAAGTATTGCTACATGGATTGCAGGATCTGATGGAGGAGCGACACCACCTCCCACACCAGCAGAATAATATGCTATAATATTAGAGTCAATCATTTTTAAACTATGGCACGAGCAAAAGTTGGTCTTAGCGGTAAGAAGATCATTGAGTCAAAACCCAAAACCACGCGACAAGGATGCAGCAAGAACACGAAATATTCTGCTACCAGTCGCAATTGCGCTAAAAAGCGTTATCGCGGTCAGGGACGATAAATATCAGAAGAGATAGCAACCTCTCTAAAAGTTCTGGAAACAGACTTTAGAGAGGTTTTTTCAATGGGACTATTTCCAGTAGATAAAAGTGAAGAGTTTATTGAAGAAGGTATGACATTGATCACCGAAACAGACAGTGATCGCCTTCTAGATGCCGCTGCAAAGCGTCGTAGATCAAAGATGAAGGAAGAACTATACCCTCTTCCAGAAGACCGCCTAGAACGCCCTTGTGGAGGCGCGGGAGGATTTGACGATTTTGTTGAGCGTTGGCACGAGTGAATAAATAGAAACAGCCTACTGCTGTGTCTCAATGCCTGAATTTCAGACATTCAAAGATTTGAGTGTTACTTTTAAGAAGCATCCTGTCACTGATGATTTAATCGCAGTGAAAGATAATGCAGCTATTGTACAATCTATTTCAAATTTGCTTCTTACTAAGAAGGGAGAGAGACCATTTCAACCTGATCTTGGTTCTGATCTTACAAAGACCTTATTTGAACCACTTGATTATGCATCTTCTGGTCTTGTGAGATCGGAAGTTATTAGAGTTTTGAGAAGGTACGAACCAAGAATTAGAGTTGATAGTGTTCGTTGTGTTCCTGAATACATGAATAATGGTTATCAAGTTGAACTTTCATACACAATTGTTGGTAGAGACGACGCACCAGTAACTGTAGAATTCTTCTTAGAGCGTACACGATAATGCCTTATACTCAAGTTGCTAACTTAGACTTTGAAGACATCAAAGCTGCTCTAAAAGAATATCTTAGAGCACAATCTGACTTTACTGATTATGATTTCGAGGGGTCGGTATTATCAACCCTAATCGACACACTCGCCTATAACACCTACTACACGGCGTTTAACACCAACATGGTGGTCAATGAACTATTCATTGATTCAGCGACCTTGAGGGACAATATAGTAGCGTTAGCGAAGCAATTAGGATACAGACCGAAGAGTATCACTTCGCCAACAGCATATGTCACCTTTACTGTCACTTATGCAAATCCAACGACCGATACAGAATTGCTCCTTAAAAAGGGTACTGGATTTATTGCAAATTATGACAACACAATTTATCAATACATAACACAAAATGATGTAAAAGCACAAGTTTCCAATAACAAGGCAACTTTTACCGATGTTCCACTAAGAGAGGGAACAAGATTAGTAAACACTTTTACAGTCAACTCATCATTATTAAGTCAAAAGTTCGTACTTGATAATACAAACATTGATACTAATACGATTTTAGTTAAGGTATATCCAACAGGTGGAACCTTCAACGAACCATACCTATTGGCAGAAAATATCATTGGTATTGATAGCACTTCAAAAGTCTTCTTCTTAGAAGAGATTGAAGATCAGAGATATGAATTAATTTTTGGAGATGGTGTTCTTGGACAGAAACTTCCTAACGGTGCAATTATTGAGGTTTCTTATCTAACTACAAGTGGACCTGTTTCCAATGGTGTTAAGAGTTTTGTATTTTCTGGTGTTCTAGAAAATCCATTTGGTGTATCACCAAATGCTGTTGCTGTTACAATCAACTCTGTCACCCCTTCTTCTGGTGGTGAAGATATTGAATCGACAAGAAACATTAAGAAGAACGCACCCAAAGCATATGGCACACAGGACCGCGCTGTGACCGCCCAGGACTATGATGCAATCGTTCGTAGGGTATATCCTGCCACCAGTGACATTATCATCTTTGGAGGCGAAGAGCAGGACCCACCAGCGTATGGAAAGGTATTCATTGTATTAAAACCAACCGACGCCGCTTTCTTGACATCTTTTACAAAATCTCAAATTGTTGAAGAATTAGAAAAATATGTCGTTGCTTCTGTAGAACCAGTCATTGTTGACCCATCTGTTTTATATGTTGAGATGACAAGTAAAATCTTTTATGACAGAAACAAGACAGATCAGACACAAACTGAGATTAGAGATAAAGTAATTGGTGCTGTTCAAAATTATCTTGATAATTCTAACACAGAAAAATTTAATGGTAAGTTTAGATATAGTAAACTTGTCGGTGTGATTGATGATGCAGATAGAAGCATCAATTCTAACTTGACATCGGTAATGATGAGGAAGGATTTTTATCCTCAACTTAATTCAACCTTCTACTATGAGATTTGTTACCAGAATGCTTTTGATGTTGATTGTGACGATCCAGTGCTTTCTACGACTGGATTTAGAGTAACCGAGTATCCCAATTTTGATGTCTACCTTGAAGATAGGGATGGCAAAATTGTCCTATATAGACTAGATAGCGTAACAAGTGAAAAGGTTGTTCTTGACAGCGAAGTTGGCGATATTGATTATGTAAAAGGCGAACTTAGAATGTATAATTTAACTATCATCAAAGGTAGTTTCTTTGACAATCGCATCTCCGTTAGAGTAAAACCACTTTCAAATGATATCAAGGCACTCCGCGAGGTCTATCTTGATGTTGACGTTGCTAATTCCTCATTCACTGCATACAAAGAGTAAGTAAATGCCTGCTGTAAAGACTAAGAGAATTTCCACTCTGATCGAGACACAGCTTCCCGAATTCATTTCTTCCGAATACGAACTGTTTAGTAAGTTTGTACAGAAGTATTATGAAGCACAGGAAGTTCAAGGTGGCACTTTGGACATCCTTAGTAATATCCAGAAATATTTGGATATTGACTATTATGAGAAAGGCATCTTAAAGCAAAATGATGTATTGAGCACAACAATCACTGATAGTGATACAACGATTGTATTGCAAGATGCAAGATCGTTTCCAAATAAGAATGGTTATGTAAGAATTGATAATGAGATTATTTTTTATGCAACCAGAACTGACACAGAGTTAAGAGAGTGCTCTAGAGGTGTTAGTGGCAATACAACTTTAGGTGATCTTTATAACAGCAGCAATTTTGTCAGCACAGATGCATCACCACACAATGCTGGACAAGCTGTATACAATGTAAGTAATCTTTTCCTGTATGCATTTGTCAAAAATTTCGAAGAACAATACTTAGGATCTTTCCCAGAGAAGTATCTAAAGGGAGATGTTGACAAAAGAACTCTTATCAAGAACATTCAGAAGTTTTATAAAGCAAAAGGAACTTCTAGTTCTATTAAGTTTATTTTCAACACAATTGTCGCAAAGGATACTGAAAATAAACCAGAAGTATACAAACCAAGAGATTTTACATATAAATCGTCAAATTCAGATTGGGTAAACATTTATGCTTTAAAAGTAAAAGTTGTATCTGGTGATCCAAGAGATTTAATTGGAAAAAAGATTGTCCAGTTGCCAACAGATGAATATGCATATGCAGATGCTACTGTTGATAATGTTTTTTCATCTGGAACTATTGATAATGAAGAAATTTGGAATATTGCTCTCGCTACAGAGACAGTCAATGGCGAATTTGCAATCTCTACAAAAACAAAATTAGAAAAACCACTTTCTGGAACTGCTTCTACTGGAGATAGAATTAATGTATCTTCAACCATTGGATGGACCAAAACAGGTTCTGTTCTGATTGGACAGGAGAATATTACGTTTGATGATAAAAATGTAACTCAATTCATCATCAAAGATAGAAATCCATCTGGTGCTGTTTTACATCCAGAAGGTACGTCGGTATACAAACCAGTAAAAATTTCTGGATCCGATGTAGAACTTATTACATTTGGCATCGTATACAATTTATCACCAGAAAATGCACAACCATATGCAAGTCCTGGCGATAGAATTGAAATCACACAATCAGGATTTATAACTGCTGATCCTAAGATCATTAACGTTGAAACAAATCAATCTAGATGGTTATTTGATCAAGGCACTTCCGTAAATATTCCAACACTACCTGCATTGCAGTCTTCGTTAGATCAAGTATCTACAGATGTATCGTCTATTTTTGAAGACGATCAATATTATTATATCACAAGTTCTAGTTTTCCATCACATAAAATTTTAGATGGATCGACAGTAAATCAAACTCTGTTTGATCAAAAAATTCTAAGAATCATCAGAAAGAACGCAACAAGAACTACCGAAGTATACAAAACTCCAAAAAGAGATACTGGTATTCTAGTAAATGGTGTACCCATTTATAGTTACAAAGATGAAGAAAGCATTCGTTTTGGTAAACTAGAAGAAATTAGAATTAATACTCAAGGAAGGGGATATGCTAATGCACCTTTTGTTCTTATTGATCAAGTCCCAAACAAAGCTCGAGCAATTCTTTCTGGACAAGTAGTAGAACGTATTGTAGTAGATACTAACGATATTTTCCCTGTTACTCCCGAGATTACAATTACGTCAGGTAGAAGAGCTGAAGTAAGAGCAATCGTTACTGGTGGTAAAGTAACTAGTTTGATTATTGATAATCCTGGAGAATATTATTCGTCACCACCAATTGTTAGAATTAGAGATACTGCAGGAAAAGGCAGATTTGCTAATTACGAAGCAACAATTAATACTGATGGGGAAATTACTGGATTTGTAAAACTCGATGAGGGAAATTTCTACAATCAAAATACTGTAGTTGTTGATATTGTTGCTGTTGGTCAAGATGCAACAGCAACACCTCTATTAAAAGAATGGAACTTTAACAGATTCAAAAAACTAGAAAGTGATCTAGATACTGAAAATGGTTATGTATTCCAAAACTTCAATAAAGTATTGGAATATGGATATGGATATGTTGCCAACCCAAAAGCACTAAGAATTGCAGTTGGAGATAATATCAACAATTCTGGTTCAGAACCAGCAACCAAAGTTCATTCGCCAATTTTGGGATTCGCTTATGATGGCAATCCAATCTATGGACCATTTGCATATAGCGATCCATTAGATCCTCAGTCTTCAATTATCAGAATGACTTCTAGTTATTCTTTAAATGGAAGTCGTTCTAATGGTCCATCTACAAGTAAGTATCCACTTGGATCATTTGTAAATGATTATACTTATACACACAAATCTGGAACTCTTGATCAAAATAATGGAAGATACTGTGTTACTCCAGACTTTCCGAAAGGAACATATGCTTACTTTTTGACAATTGATAGTAATCAAGTTCCAAAGTATCCATATATTATTGGAGAAAATTTCTATTCACTTCCAGTAGATAGTAATTATAACTCAGATATCAATCAAAATGATATTCCAAAGAACTCTAAAAAATATTTTGTTCCTGGAATGCAAGGTAATGGTGGTGGAGTTTCTGCTTTTATCTCAGAAGTAAATTCTGGAAATGTTGACGAGATTGAGATTGTTTCATCTTCCAATAACTTTTCAGTCAATTCAAATTTCTATTTTAGCAATGTTGGAACAGAAGGATCTGAAGTAGAAGCTATTATTTCTTCGGTGAAAGGAAGAGATGTAAATTACTTAGAATCAAAAGAGAGCAAAGTAGTAAAACTTCAAACAATTCAGAGTGCATATCTTTTTGCAGATGATATTCTAAGGCAACCATCATCCAGTGCTTCTGGTACTATTGTTGGAACTGTTAGAAATGATAGTTTGATTGTTCTTAAAGATGTTGTAGGAACTTTTGATAATACAGGAACTTTTTCTGCAGATATTAAAACTTTCTCTGTTTTACTTGATCAAAGAAGTTCATATACAAAAGGTGCTATTTTATCTTTGACGGATGGTATTAACCTTCCAATCGCAAAAGCAGAAGTATTGGAAGGAACTGTCTCTCAGAACATTGTTCAGATTAAAGTTACAGAAGGAACATGGATTGTTGATGATAATTACTTTATACAATCAAGTAATTTGTTCAATACTTCAGGAACAAAAATTGTACGTCTAACGTCTCTCAGTGATAACTTAGAACCATTTGATGTAAACCAAAGTGTTGTGTTGATTGAAACTTTGGATGAACATGGTCTTGGAATTGGCGATAGCGTTGATATTAGCATAAATCCAGACGACACTATCAAAACAAAAACTTATTATCTACGCAAGAGACTATATCAAGAAGCAGTTCTATTACCACCAAAAGCAAGCACTACTATTGATTTCACTGGTATTGGAAGATATCAAATTTTAAATGGTGGTGCAGATTACACACCAGGAACTTATTCGAACGTTCCACTAACAGGTGGTTCTGGTACTGGTGCTACTGCTCTTATTGTAGTTTCTGATTCTGGAGTTATTTCTTCTGTAACTTTAGAGACTGGGGGAACAGGATATAAGAAAGCAGATTACTTGGGTGTAGATGACGAAAGTCTAGTAAGAAGCGGTGCGTCTACAAGCACACAAAGACTGGCAATATATGTTGACCATGTGGGTTTTGCTGCTGGTTCAACTTCTTTAGTTGTGGAAAATGCAAGTTCATTCGCTTTCAATGATTTGATTCAAGTTGGAAATGAAATTTTAAAAATTGCTTCTATTTCTGGTAATACCTTATTTGTTGAGAGAGCAAAAGAAGGAACACAGGATAGTGATCACTATAACGGACAGGAAGTTGTTCTTTATAAACCACAATATAACTTTGATCAAAACTATCAAATATTCTCTGGATTGCGTTCTGGATATATTCAATCGTATGATCCAGATACTCAAAAAGTTGTAGTTGTCTATGATTACTCAACTCTTAATACAAATGCAAATAGTTTAAAGTTGAGTTCTAGTTTCTTTGATAGCAGCACACCAGCAAGATTGGTTTCTGTTAAGTCTGCTGAAGAAGTAACGTATAAATTCGAATTCTCTGAAGACAACGTAACCTTTACTCCAAATCCAAATATTGATCTTCAGGAATACTATAAGTACGTTTTTGATACATCACACTCATCCTTGACTGGAACATATTTTGATGTAAGTCCTAGTAGGAATTATAATCTTATTACAGTAGAAAAGAAAGAATCTGCGGTACTTCCTGGCAATTTGGGTTCTTTCACTGACTTAAAATTTGGATTTGGATCAAGACTATCTGACAATGATTATCAAACAAAGAGAGGAACAGATTTTGCTAATTTCTATTATTTTGATAAGAAGAATGTTGTAGAGTCTGATGGATCATACTTTAAAATCGTTACAGATCCTCTACAAGGTTCAAAAAAAGTATCATATGTAACTCCAACCAGATTTGTATATGATCTTACAAAAGAACCTCTATGGGATGGATCTGGTGATATTACATATACCACCACTGGACAATTTGCAGTTGGAGAAATTAATACTGCTAGGATTGTAAATCTTGGATTAAATTACAAAAAAGTCCCCGTTATTGTTGGTGTTGATCCAAATGAAAATTTCAGAGCATCTGCTAATGTTTTATTTGATGAAGCAACGAAAACAATTAATGGAGTAAGAATTGACAATAAAGGATCAAATTATGTAAATCCAAAAATTGTTATTATTGATGCCGATGGTTCTGATGCTACTTTTGATGCTATTGTTAGAGAAGGAGAACTTTTTGCAATTAATGTAGTTTCTCGTGGTAAAGGATATACCTATGCACCAACTATTAAAATTGTAGAAGGGGAAGTTGAAGCTTACGCTTTGAGTGAAACTATTGGAGTTCCTAAGAGTGTAACTATTAGCAACAACGGAGCTTCTTTCCATTCTGATAGAACTGTATTATCAGAGTTTAAATCAAATTATGCTATTGCTCTAAAAGATTACAATGGCAATTTTAAAAAGGGCGAAGTAGTAATACAAAAAATAAACAATATCGAAGTCTCAAGAGGTGTTGTTTCCGAATGGAGATTTGGGTCTAATATTTTAAAATTAGAAAAAGTTCAAGGTATTCTCAGAGAGAATGTTCAAATTCAATCTGCTTTAAATCCAGTAAATGGTATTGTCTCTTCTATCTTTGTAACAGGTTTTAATTCCGACATTAGAAGTTTTTATGATAACCTAGGTTATTATACTTCGGATAGAGGAAAACTTGGTGTATCCAATCAAAAGATTACAGATAGTTTCTTCTATCAAGATTATTCGTATGTTGTAAAGTCTAAGACTCCAATTGATCAATGGAGAGAGTTGATTAAATCAACTACACACCCAGCTGGATTTAAATTGTTTGGTCAAGTTGATATTGAAGTTGATGCTGCAGCAGAAATGCCCACTGAAGCACCAAAGACTTCTCATTTCAGTGTTATTCAATTATGGGATCCAGACAAAAACAGAATTACAGTTGAAAACACTACTAAGGTTATTACTCAGTCTATTCAAAGAGTAGAAAATCAAAGAATTAGAAAAGGTGTAGGAACAGCTGCTACTAGTGAGTTTAACTTTAATGAAGTTAGGGCATTTGAATTCAGAATTTATAATATGACTCCTGGATTCTATGATGCTACTATTGCTGATGGCAGACCATGGTGGTTTAAGAATCCATTTGACGGATACTATGATACTGATGGAAAATTACAAGGATCTACAACATTCCAACTTAGAGATGATAAAGATTTTGCATTCTTCCCATCTAAGGACAAAAATCTAATTCTTACTTTAGATGGTGTCCTTCAAGAACCTGGAGCAGCATATACAATTAATCAAGATAAAATTATATTCTCTGCTCCACCATTGGGTCCTGGATCTAAATTAACTGGCGAAGGAGGTGAAACATCAACATATGGTGGTGTGACCTTATATGGAAAGTATTTTGCATTTAAGGATGATCAATATAATAATAAGTACCTTAGAAAAATTAGAAACATCTTCCAGAGAAATGGAAGATGGATTGATGCTGCCAATCAAATTGAAAGAAACGTTGAATTTATTATTGAAGAAGCAATTGGATATGGTATTGCAAATTATCCAAATCTAGATTGGAGCACAAAGAAAGACGATTATCAAGATAATATTCGTTCTATTTTAGATGCAATTCAGCATGATATTAGATTTGGTGGTAACGTAAAAACTACCAATTACATTTCTCTATTTGAATCTGGAACTGACTACCTATACATTAGAAATTACAGAGCAGAATCCCTCGGCATTTTTGCATATGCTGCAAGACTTGCAAAACTAGCAATTAGGAACTGGGATTACATTGATACTGGTGTAACTTATATTCAAGGATCATTTACAATGAATGTAAGTGATACTGAAAATATTGCTGTTGGAATGTATGTAAGTTCTGGTAGAGCATATCCAGAAGGAACTAGAATTGTATCAATCGACAGTTCTACTCAAGTAACTCTTTCTAATTTTGCATTAGCAAACTCTGGTGGTGGTGGCGGAGCGCCAGCTGGAACCACGTTCATATCAGGAAGCACATCTGGTAATACCACTATCCCAACCAGCACAGCAGCCGTACAACCAGGAGATACATTTATTGTAGAACCAGGAGATATCGTAACAACTCCCCCTTCATTCTCTGGATCTGACCAGGCAACTTTCTACTTAAGTGGAATCAATAGTGGAACATATTACGATGCATCTAATTTGATTAATGTAAACAAAGCATATATTCAAGAAGAATCTATCGGGTGGGCGAAAGCAAACTACCCAGGACTAAATTGGGAAGATCCAAACGCAACTAGACAAAGTGCAGTAATCAATGTCAACACATTGAGAACTATGGATCCTGGTGGTGTTGATATTTTAGATGCTGGTGATGGTTATGAAGAATCACCAACTCTATATGTTTTCCCTTCAGAAAACACAATTGTAAGTCCTTCCAATCAAGTAGGATTTGCTACAGAACTTTCTGCTGATTTGGAAATTAATGGATACATTAAATCTATTAATATTACAGATGGTGGATCTGGATATACTTCTGCACCAGAGGTGACTTTGGGTGGAGATATGTATGGATTAGAAGCAACTGCTGTTCTCACAGGAGATGTTGTTACAAGTATTACCATTAGTGGTTATACAATTGGAAATAGATTTGTCACTATTAATGGACAGCAAGTAGAGCAAGAATCCTTCTCAAACAAATATATTAGCATTGCTCCACCAGCATCTGGCACTTCAGCAACTGCTGAGATTGTTTTGGGCAAGAGAATTTCTTCGGTATGGATTACGGAAGGAGGAAGTGGATTCGTACCTGGAGGAGAGGTAGTTTATATTAGAGGAATTGGGGGAAATCCAGATACAACATTAGATGCAACTTGTTTAATCAAGAGATTCACCACCTTTGATATTGTAGATGGTGGTTATGGATATATTAAGAACCCTGTTCCAACTCTATCGGTTTCTGGTGCTGGACAATTTATTCCAGATGCAGAAACAACTACTGACTCTGAAGGAAGAATCACTAGTGTCAGAATAAAAAATGAAGGAAGTTATTCATATACTGTCACCAGTATTTCTTTTGCAGCAGATCAATTTGCTGCTGGTGGAACATATGCAATTCAAACAAAGTGTCAGAGAGATCTTGGTTATTTAATTGATGCTTATGTATATCACCTCCGTTTTGGCGGAAATGCAAAAGTAGTTGAATTTGCACAACTTTATTATATTGGCAATCAATTAGGTTTCATTGATAATGAACTTACAGAGACTTTAGCAACTTATGAATATGCCAAGAACTTAATGGTTGCTGCAATGAGAAATTCATTGCCAAACGGAACTTACACAAACATTAGTCCTATCAGTGATCCAAATGTTTTGGTGGATAATATCTTCCCAGTTTGTGCTGAAGTAGAATCTACTTTAAACACCTTTAATGATATTGTTAATACAATTTTAACCGAAGGAAAGGGACTAATCGAAGTTGTACAAAATAACGAAAACAAGTCTGGATATTGGTCACAAACTCCAACTTATTCTAATTACAATATTATTGGCGATCCTTTATTGATTGGACAAGAATGTTCAGATGTAGTTTCTTCTGTAGATTCACTATACAATAATATGGATGATCTACTAAATTCCAATCTGGTAGAACAAACCCTTCCTGATTATATTGATGGTGAAACAAAACAATTCGAACTTTACTGGGAAGATGGAAATCCAGTTAATACAGAAAAGGACGAGAATCTATTCCTGACACTGAATGCTGTCTTACAAAGACCTAAGTTTACAGAATCATACCCATTATTTGATTCATACTTTATTGATAGAACTACAATTCCTAATGTTTTGAAATTTGATGTTGCTCCTATTTGGGATCAAGATCTTGGTGCAAAAACAATTGGAGAACCAACTGCTGTAGAAAAAGTATTCGGTATTGGTGTAGGAAACTACAAGAGATTGACTATTGATTATGAATTAGTAGATGGTGTCAGAAATGGTCCATTCTTAATTCTAGATGTTCAAGACAACACAGTTCAAAATATTGAAGCAGAAGATAATGTTTATGTTTTCTTAGATGGTATTTTACAGCGTAAAGACTATTCTTATACAATATCTGGACCTAATATTTACTTTAATGTTCCTATCCAGAAAGAAATGAATATCGATATTCGTTATCTTTATGGTAGAGATGTCGGACAGATTCTTAATATTTACGATTTTGCTCCAGATAAGTATTTTGCTCGTGGAACTTTGGATCTAACCGCATCATCATCATCATCTATCAATAATCTAACTTCTTATAGCTGGATGGGAGAAAAGATTGGTTTGCCAATTGATATCCTACAATTAAAAGCAGACGGAACATACAATATTATTGGAGAACTAAGATCGCCTGTAAGAAATGGATCAAATATTAAATTTACTATCAAAGGTCAGAATGCAGAAATCGATAATACTTTAGATCTTATTTTTGCAGTTAAAGGATTCTATAACATCTCATATACGATTCCACAATCTGATATTTCCAGTGCAACTTTAACTTATAGAACGGATGATGTGGGAAGAAAAATTCTTTCCGACGAAACTGCTCTTTGGTCTGGAACTTCTTACGGAAAAGCGTATAGAAACCCATTTGTATCACTGGCAAATGGAGATAAAATTCGTGTAGAAGGTGAGGATAAATTTAGATCCATTAAACTTTTACCAATTGATGTAACAAGTAAAGATGGAAGATCTGGAGAACAGTTAACAGATGATATCTATGGTGCCGTAGAAGTTGAAACTTATACTGGTGTTACTAGAGGTGAAGGTCTCTCCGTTGTTGCTATTTTAGAATATCAGGTTGATCAAAACACGGGTGAATTTCTAAAAGACGCAAATGGTAATAAAATTCCAACTGGAAAAATTGAAAGACTTGAATGGAACCAGCGCAGTTATGACCCAATCACTCAACCGACTGCATATCAGTATTTTACCCCACCTGTATTGAATTTTATTCCACGAGATGGAAATGGAGGTGGAGCTCGTGCGAATGTTTTAGTGCATAAGGGTCAGGTTATCAGTGTTGATTTAGTCGATGCTGGATCTGGATATACACAGGAACCAAAAATTGTTGTTTCACGAAGATATGATATCTTAACAGAAAGAGATATCGGTGTATCACTAGTTAATATTGGTGTTAATCCATATGTCAATGGATTCAACATGGTTGTTTCCGCAACTATTGATTTGATTAGTGATGCTGGATTGTCTGAAGTTGTTATCGAATCTTCTATTATTTCGGCACAATATGCTAGTGATAGAGAAATTCAAATTGAGCTACAATTAGAAAGGCAAAATACAATTAATGATATTGATGTAAAGCGTGTAACAACATATAACACTTTTGCGGAAGATGTTGAATTAATCGATGTATTCTCCGAACCAACTTATGTAACATGTACTATTGAAGGTATTGTATCAAATACTCTAGTTTCTGCTAATAGACAAATTACAACAACTCTGCAGAACCTAATTCCTAATGATGCGTTGTCTAACATCAACTTCTATGAGGTTGCTGCTTATCTACAAGTGGATTTGGATCCATTGGATACCATCCTTTATATTGCAGATACAAGCAAATTCAAAAATACTGGTTACTTGTTGATTGGAAACGAAGTTATTAAGTATTCACTTAAGTTTAGTGATCGTTTCTTGTATATCGAAAGAGGTCAAAATGGCACAATTCCTCAGTTTTGGGCTGCTGGAGCTTATCTGAGACAGATTCCTGATCCAGTATCTGTTGCGTTCGGTGGTGTTGTTGCTGTTGAGTCTGAATCTCAGATTGCAACAGTACAAGGGGGATTTGTTTCAAATACATCAGAAACTTTAAGATATAATCAAATTGTTTCTCCAACTGCTTTAGATCCACAAAGAGTTCTCGAAGTAACTCTAATGCCACCTAATAGTGGTGGTGTAGATTACTTTGTTGAAGATTTTATTATTCCAAATCCAATTCCTACCAGAACTGGATCCGTAACACTTATCGAGTTTGTTGTTGATAAGAGAGATGGTACTACCATCAAATTTAGAAATAAAGTTGAAGGATTGTATAGTAAATTTATTTCTAGTGCATTAAGTGTTGCTAAACTAGGTCCAACAATTGGAACGTTTGATCTTGGATATGATGGTGGATATGCAGATGTATCCGAATACACAATTGAGCAAATGGATGTCTATTTTGCAACTCTAACAATTGGAGACTTTAGCGATAGAAAACATTCCAGTTACACAAAAACTGGAGATCTCTTCAATCTAGTCAATCCTTCAAGTCAGAATCCCGTCACCATTAGTTCTTCAACAGGAACTATTGGAGCGACCATTAACGCACAGGATACTACTTATTTCCCAACAGAAGGACATTTGTTTACTAGTGCAGGTGCTGTTATCCAATATACTGGAAAAACACAAACCTCATTTACAGGATGCACTTTAACAAGAGGTCCAAATACCATCGCAATCGGACACGAGTTAGTCCCATTTGCAATATCATAAATATTGCTATAAATATAAATAACTCAGGCACAAACAACAACGTCGGAACAAGAAACCCATGGCTGCTATTATTTCTGATAAGTTTCGTATTTTTAACGCGAAGCAATTCCTAGAATCCCTTGAAGAGGGTCCAAGTGATACGAGTGATGAACGCTCTAGAATGTATTTCTTCGTTGGTCGTCCACAACCATGGAGAGCATATCTAGAGGTTTACGGACAAAACGCTACTGCTTTTACGGTTGGTAACGAAGTTTATACTGGAACTTATGCTTCAACTCCTTTCCGTGCCACAATTGCTGCTGTTTATGATAGTGCCCTTCTTCTTACCGACGTTTTTGGCAGCAATGGAACCAACTCTGCTCCTCCACTAGGTAGTGACCTTAAGTGCAGAACTGGTGGTTCTGGTGGTTCTGACACAGGTGCTACTGCTAAGTCGGGTGTATATCGTTACGCTACTGAGGATATTCCCCCTCTTCCACTAGATAACCAGAGAGAAAAGATTTCTCTTTATGACGAATTGATTGCTGCAAAGCGTATCACAAGCGCATATGCTAGAACAGTCATTCGTCGTTATAACTGGGATCTATCTGCTAACCCCAAGTATGATATGTGGAAACCAGACTACTCTGCTACTCCTGGTAGCGGTGGTCAAATTGGTAAGCAAACTGCAACTGGAGCAACGAACATTTCGGATGCGAAGTTCTATGTAATGAACTCAGCATATGAGGTTTTCAAGTGTCTCTATAATGGCGAAGGTCCTGGTAATGCTACTGGACAAAACGCAACAGTTGAACCACAAGTAGGTGGTGCTGGATGGGATGCTGCAACAGGCATCTTTACTGAGCAGTCTGGTGCTGGTTACATCTGGAAGTATATGTACACCATCCCAACTGATGATGTTCTGAAGTTCCTTTCTTCAGACTTCATGCCAATCGTTCTTCCATCAAACACATCACGTCAAACAGTAGAAGGTCAAGCAGTTGCTGGTTCTCTGGACGTTGTTCTAGTCGAGGATGGTGGTAGTCTTCTTCCTGCTTCACAGACACTTTATGCTGCTGTTAAGGGTGATGGCACTGGTGGTGTGGTAGAACTAGTAACCAATGGTTCTGGAACTATTACATCAGCATCTGTAGTTAGCCGTGGTCAAGATTACACATATGCAAATGTTCTTCTTACCAACGGAAACCTTTATAGCAATCAATCATTGACTACAGGAGTCTCAACTCCTGCTAATGCAGTTGGCGCACTGGAAATTGTAATGCCTCCTTCAGGTGGTCATGGTTCTGATCATGAGACAGAACTAAATGGTAAGCGTGTGATGACCAACATCCGTCTTACATATGCAGAGGGACAAGGAGACTTCCCTGTAGATAACGACTTCCGTCGTATTGGCATTATTGCGGATCCTTATGCTTGGGGAACTACGACCTATGCAGTCGCTGATACACTATCTGGTTTAAAAGCACTTAAGATTACTGGTGCTTCTGCTGATTATAACGTTGATGAAAAAATTGTACAAACAGTATCTGGTGGTACTGCTTATGGCACAGTTGTTTCATGGACTCTAGATAGCGGTTCAACAACCGATGGTGTTCTTAAGTACATCCAAACTAATGATGCACACACCGATCAAGGTGTGGTAAGAGCATTTGAAAGCAATGGTTCTAACGCCGTTACTGGAGAATCTTCTGCTGCATCAGGAAACGTTGATACTGGATATGCTGGCGCACTTCTAGGTTCAACATTTGCTGCTGGTCTTGCAACACCAGAAGTTGAAAATAACTCTGGAGAAGTAATTTACATCGAGAATCGTCGTCTAATTACTCGTGCTCCTGACCAGATTGAAGATATCAAACTAGTCATCGAATTCTGATTTAGAATTAATATTATTAAGTCCCCCGAGAGATCGGGGGATTTTTTTTATCTCTACTAAATACTAGGGACAAGATGCTAGTGTTTGGCGGAGTACAATGCCACAGAAGACTAACCTTAATGTAAATCCTTACTATGAGGACTTTGACGCGAATAAGAATTTTTATAAAATTCTTTTCCGTCCTGGGTACTCAATCCAAGGTAGAGAATTAACACAAGTTCAATCCATTCTTCAGAATCAGATTGAATCTTTTGGAAAGTACGCATTTAAACAGGGAGAATTAGTTGTTCCTGGAGAGGTTGGTCTCAACACAAAACTAGACTATGTTAAATTGTCTTCAGTTTCGGAAGTTGCTATTTCCGAAGGCAATGATATTGTTTACAGAAAATATGATATTAGTCAGTTAATTGGTCAACAATTAATTGGTTTGACATCTGGTGTTATTGCTAAAGTATTGGCAACTAGACTAGCAACTGAAAATAATGCAGATACTGTATTTGTAAGTTATATTAATAGTGGTAATTCCAACACAGAACCAACTTTCCGTCAGGGCGAAACATTAGAAGTTGTAGATGGTGTTAACACTCCACTTCTTGTAGTAGGAACAGATGGAAGTGTTCTTCCAACCAGCATTGAAGTAACAAATCCAGACACGGGAGAAGTATCTTCTCTTGAAAGTCCTGCTATGGGATTTGGTTCTGCTGTAAAAGTAGAGGAAGGAATTTACTTTGTCAATGGTTATTTTGTAAGAAATGATGAAGAACTACTAGTCATTGAAGAATACTATAACAAACCATCGGCAAAAGTTGGTTTTACAATCAAGGAGACTATTGTAACTCCAGAAGAAGATGCTAGTTTATATGACAATGCTATTGGATCTTCCAACTATACTGCTCCAGGAGCACATAGATTAAAAATTAGCCTAGAACTAAAAGAGTTTGCACTGAATGCAATTACTGATAAGAACTTTATTCAGTTGCTGACAGTTTCAAGTGGAGTTGTTAAAAGAAAAATTTCGTCTACAGATTTCAGTGTTCTTGAGCAAACTCTTGCTAGAAGAACATTTGACGAAAGTGGTGACTATGTTGTAGATAACTTCTCCGTTGATATTAGAGAATGGGCACAGAAAGATGGAAACAAAGGAATTTATAGTGCCGATACTTCAAATCTATACAATGGATTGACATTATCAGAAGCATCCCAAAAAATGATTGCCAGCATTGGTCCTGGTAAAGCATATATTAAAGGATATGAAATTGTCAACAAAGAAACTAAGTATCTTGAAATAAACAAAGCTAGAGAAAGCACCTCTTCTGATAATGTTACTCTCAAAACAAAAGGACTTCCTACTTATAGAGTAACAAATGTTTTTGGTAGTGTTCCCCTAAACAAAGAAGGATCAGATCTAACTGCATACCCAGATGTATTTTTATATTCCACTTTCAATGATGGATCTATTGGATTAAGTGATACTGAAAGCACTCTTGACCATAGACAAACTACTGATAGAAGAGGGCATGTATTCAGTGTTGATGATGGAATTAAAACCATTTCTATTAGAGTAACAAATACGGATCCAGATAAAGTAATTGGTGCTCTAAATGATGCTACATTAAAAACAACATTTAGAACTCTCTATTTTGTTAAAGGAAGAGATGCTGAGGGTGTAGCAACTTCAATTGGATCAGTTACAATGTTGGCGTTTGCTAAAACAAACAAACCAATCATCAATCCTGCAGAAGGTGTTCAGTTTGTTGAAGCAACTGTCGTAGGTCCAAAATCAGATGTAGAAAGAGTTCTTTTAGAATACGATCTTGGAGACGCTAATTACAAGAGAAAGTTATTCTTAACAGAAGCATCTGCTATTACTGGTCAAGATGAGTGGGGAGAAATTGTTGATTATAGCGATACAATCACTCCTGTAATTGGAAAAGCAAAACCAAGTAATTTTTATCTAGAGAAGAGAGGATCTGGATTTAATTCTGACTCAGATGTTATTCTGTCCAGAGGTCGTCTAGGAAATGGTCTTTCTGCATATAATACCATTTTTGGATTCTCATACTTCGATCCCTCATTCTTCACAAAGCTTATTTTAGAAACAGCTCCAACTGGAACCGACGCTTTTGATGAAGGTAAATATGTATTTGGAGTATCTAGTGCTGCTTATGGAGTTGTAGAGGGAACCTCTGCAGGAAACTATTCTACATCGAGAATTCTTTTTGTTAAAACTCTTTCTGGAAAATTCCAGTCTGGAGAAACAATTAGAGATGAAGATGGCAACATAGTTAAGATTGCAAAGGATAATACTATTTCCCATTTTGTTGTCCAAGCAAGGGGACAAGGATATGCTGACAATTCTACACTTCTAGTTAATGGTCTAGAATATGATAGCTCTAAAATTTTAATTGAGAAAACTACAACTGGAGAAATCTACTCAGTAAGAATTGTAAATAGAAATTTTGTAAATGTAGAATACTCACAACCACCAGCAGTAACAGTAAATGGAGACAGCACAAATGCTGCAGCGGTTGTTCCTGTTCTAGTAAGAAATTCGGTTACTACATACACTCCACAGAATGTAAAATCTATTGGATGTCAATATGGATCTGGAAATGCAAACATCTTCTCAGCAGATGTTGTAGTTGATAATCAACAATATTCAGAACTATCTTCTGTCACAAGCTTTACTTTCTTTGGATCTAAGGGTTCGAATTTTGTAGAATCCACCAGTTTTAGTGCAGATGCATCTGTTATTTTACAACAAGGAGATTTAATTCAATTCTCTGATGATGAAAATAATCTTGTACGTGCAATTGTTCAATATGCTACTGTTCCATCAGGATCATCTAAGACAAGAATTTACTTAGATGTTGCTCTTCCTGGCACAGTTTCAAATACAAGTATTGTTCGTTTGAGACCAAAAGTAGCTAATACGAATTCGGGTACATTATTATTCCCAACAGGAACAAAGCAGGTTGCTAAGATTTCTGCAGGAGGAGATGATACAAAAATTAAATACTACTTCAGAAGAGATTTTGTAACAACAGCGTCCACTGGCGGTGGTGTTATTTCATTTGCTGCACAATTACCATTTGGTACACAAAGATTTGCCAGATTCTCTGAAGAGAATTATATCATTACAGTTCTCGATCCAGGAGATGCTGCCAATATTGCAGAGGGAGACATTGTTTATGTCCCCTCTGATAATGTAATTATTAGTTCATCTACTGATAATGCTAGTGGTCTCACTTCTGGTAGTATTAGTCTAGAACTTCCACCAACTTACTTTGGTACAATCCCAACCAATGGTACTTTCCCCAAGTTAAAACTAACAGCAACTTTGGAAGTATCAAATGCAAAACCAAGACTAAAAACATCCGTCAAGAATAGAAGGATTGTAGTTGCTTCTGCTGGCGATCGTGTCATTCCATTCAGAGGAACTGACTATGACGCAAATTCAGTTGAAACTTTCTCATACTCTGATGTATACAAACTAAGATACATTTATGAAGGTACTTCCTCACAACCACCTCAAGTTGATACTGCTGGAAATCTCATTTCAGGAACAGACGTAACAAATAGATATACTTTTGATGATGGTCAAAGAGATACAATCTACGATGTTTCTAGAATTGTTTTGAAACCTGGATTTGAACCAGCAGTTGGTCAGTTGCTACTTGCGTTTGATTATTTTGAGCAATCGCAAGGAGACTTCTGTACTATTGATAGTTACTTACATGAGGCTGGTGTTTCAGAAGATGAAATTCCATCTTTCAATTCTTCAGTTCTAGGCAATGTAGAACTTAAGAATGTTATTGACTTTAGACCCAAGGTAGACACTAGTGCAATTGTTCCTGGATATTTGAATAAAGCATCTTTAGAAGTTACTGAAGGATCTTTCTCTGGTTCTGGATCTGTTATTGCTAGCACACCAGCTTCTGATATTAACTTGGAGTATACGTTCTCGTTCAGTCAAGTTCAGTACCTAGACAGAATTGATGGGGTGTTCTTAGATAAGAGAGGAAACTTTATTGTCAAGGAAGGCAATTCTTCTCTCAATCCAACAAAACCAGATCCAATTGATGATGCAGTTCCTCTATTCTATGCATACATTCCTGCATTCACAAAGACTAGTAAGGACGTAAGAATTACTCCTGTTGATAATCGCAGGTATACAATGAGAGACATTGGTAAGCTTGAGAAGCGCATTGAGCGCCTTGAGTATTACACCACTCTGAGCATCCTAGAGCAGCAAGCTCTCAACATGCAGGTAAAAGATACCATTGGTCTCGATAGATTTAAGAGTGGATTCTTTGTTGATAACTTCGAAGCACATAGAATTGGCGATTTACAATCGCTAGATTATAAGTGTGGTATTGACAGTCAACAATCTGTTCTAAGACCTCAAGCAAAAGAAGATTCTATCGCACTAAAAGAAGTAAATGTAAGGCAGGATCAAAGAGCAGTATCTGGTTATCAAAGAAGTGGTGACATCATCACTTTACCATATACACATCAATCTTTTATTCAAAATAACTTTGCTTCCAAAACGTTAAATCCAAATCCATTTGTTGTTCTTCAATACGTTGGAGATGGAGAAATTTCTCCTTCAATTGATCATTGGTATGATCAATCAGAATCTCCATTAGTAGTAGATACTAATACAGATCTATTTAAAATTTTCTTAGCAAAAGAAAATGTGAAAGAAAGTTTCTCTAGTTTGTATAACTCATTTGTAGTCAACTGGGTAGGAACTTCTTCAACGTTCACTTCTATCAATTCGCTAGGAGAAAATAATTCTCAGCAAGCAAAGACTTCTGTAGCAAGTGCTTCTGTAGGCAGTTCTTCTAATATTAGTCCAAAGAATAATGAAATTGGTAAAGGAATTCAAACAAAGAGTATTGGAGAAAATCTAGTCTCTACATCATTGTCATTCTTTGCTAGAAGCGTACCTGTCAAGTATGTAATTAGAAGAATGAAACCCAACACAAGAATCTATGCATTCTTGGAAGGAAGAGATGTATCACGTTGGGTAAACCCAGACTTAAGATTTACTGGAACTGCTGGTAACTCTCTATCTGCTTTTAATGGAACTATTACAACAGACGAGTATGGAAATGCCAGTGGAATCATTCTTGTTCCTGCTGGATATCCTCCAATCGAAAATACAACTTGGACTGGAGATGTCAATACAGTTGCATATGATGATGGTGGAGAAGAGATTTCTCTGACATCTGGAATTCTAACATTCAGATTTACCTCAAGTTCTTCCAATGAACCTAAAGATAATGTTGATACCTATGCAGAAGTAAAATACTATGCAACTGGTCTTCTTCCTGAGAATCCATCGAGTATTATTTCAACAAGACCATCATACTTCAAGTCCAATGAAGGTGTACAACTAATTGAAAGCAATACAGACAATCCTGTAAGACCAAATCCTTTAGCACAGACATTTAAAATTGAAAACTTTGATGGTGGAGTATTTGTAACTGGATTGGATCTCTTCTTCAACAAGAAGAGTACAAATATACCAATCAAGACTTACATTACTAATGTTGATGCAGAAAAACCTGCAAAGAACATTGTTCCAGGAACAGAAAAAGTTCTTTCACCAAATACATTCCTAAGATGTTATGCAAGTGGAAATGTAACTGTCTTGAAAGGAGAGAAAGTTACAGGTGCTTCATCTGCTGCTTCTGGACCTATCTTGCAAATTTTTGATAAGAATGGTGTAGAACTTGTCGCATCTTCATCAGGAGAATATTTCCTCACAAATGAGCAAGTATATAAATTTGTACTGAGCAATCACAATGGAAAATCATTCATTCAAAATGAAGATTTGATCATTCCAAATCTAACAAGAACCAATGCTCTAAACAATACAAATCTTTCTGTAACTATTGCTAAAGATAGTGGAAAACTATCAGACATCAGAGTAGTTAATCCTGGTCAAAATTATGATAGTGCGATTCTGACTATTGAGAGTCCTCAACTTCCTGGTGGTGCAACTGCCACAGCTACGATTGAGGTTTCGAATGGCAAAATTTATAACACTGAAGTTTCCCTTTCTGGTTTCGGATATACAGAAGCTCCCTCAGTGGTTGTCAAAGGCGTCGGAAATGGCGCTGGAGGATGCGAACTACAGACTTTCATACAGATTGATACCCCAGCGGTTAGAATGGGTGTAGCGGTCGATGAGGGCGAAGTTACAGCGTCCACAACACCAACTCACTTTGGATTTGATTATCCAGTATATCTACAAAATGATACTGAATATGCTCTGGTTGTAGAGACAGATTCGACTGACTATGCTATGTGGGTATCCAGACTAGGTGAAGTAGATGTTTCTACCAGTACAGTAATTACTACACAACCATCTCTAGGTTCTGTTTACAGATCTCAGAACACAGAAAGTTGGACAGAAGATATCTTCGAAGATCTTAAGTTTACTCTATATCGTGCAGAATTCAATATTTCTAAACCAGCAGAGTTGTTACTCAAGAATGAAAGTCTTGGTTATGAACTACTCGATGTAAATCCATTTGAAACAAACGCAAGTTCTAGTTCAAATGCAAGTTCTCTCTTGTTTAAGAATAATAATTCTGTCCTCAGAGTATCTCACAGAGATAATGGTTTCGAAGACACTGGAAAATCTTATGTCTTCTATAGAACGGCAGTCGAAACTGGTGGTGTTACATCATCAATTTTAAATAGCACACTATTTGAAATTTCCAATTCTGGTATTGATACTTATACAATTAAGTCTCCATCCCAGGCATCAGGTAATTCTATTGGTGGTGGAAGCAAAGTTTATGCTTCTTACAATAGAAAGTATGAAGTTCTATATCCACAAATTCATTACCTAACGTTTACTGGTACAAAATTAGATTCTTTTGTAAAAACCACTAACGTTATTCCTGTTGACTCTTCCACTACAAATTATAATTCATATTCTCAATCTGACTACGAAAAAACTTTCTTAAATGAACCACATTACTTTACTAATCAGAAAGTAATTGCATCCGATATTAACGAGACTCTAAATGATTTAACAAGGTCTCTTACATATAAGATGACTTTGGAATCATCAGTTTCTTACTTGTCTCCTGTTATTGACTTGTCAAGTGCTACTATTAAAACAGTAAGCAACAGAATTGAAAATGCATCTGGATCTGAAAAGAGATTTGGAAGAAGAGATCAAGTAATCAAGTTCTATCCATTGTATCAATTAGAACTAACTGGAAATGCGGGAACTGAAATTGTTGCAAACCAAACAATCGTAGGTCAAACATCCAAAACCAGCGGTGTCATTGCTCGCATGGATGGAAACGTTGCTTATGTAAGAGTCAAGACATCTCAGACATTTGAAAGAGGAGAACTAGTTTCGTTGGGAGAAAATTCTTCGCTAACTAACGTTAGTGTTGATTCCAACCCAGTTCAAGTGTTCTTTGATATCGCAGACTCAGCAACAATTGTAGCAAGAAATCCATCGGTTCTCTTAGAAACTTACGACAATACAATTTCAGGTAAATCTGTAATCTGGAATAGTCTGACACAGGAGTTGACACTGAGAACTGATATCAGACCAATCAATGATGATTACACTGGAAGAATCATTGATAATGTTCTATTCAATAGAAATGCTGATACAACTGCACAACTCTCAGATATTTTCAGAGTAGGTGATTTTGTCAAGTATCCAACTCAACCAGATGATGAGAAGAATTTCTTAGAGATTGGATCGATTGATTATACAAACGGAATTGATTTTGTTTCAGAAAATACTTCTAAGAATAGTTCTTCTGTTTCTAAGTATGTCACAAAAGAAATTACTATCAACAGTCCAGCAACTGCGATTGATGTACATTTGACTGCTAATGTCAAAGAAATTCAAAACGTACAGGTTCTCTATAAGTTCAAGAAAGCCTCAAGTCAAGAGAATTTCAATGATATTGATTGGGTATATTTCAATGAATCTGGACAACCAGATACATTAGAAATTGCATCTAGTGAGAATACTATTTCAGGAGTTGTTGAAAAACAATCTTCTTACCAAGACTTGAAGTACAGCGTTTCTGATTTACCAGAGTTTTCTTCCTTCGCTGTTAAGATTGTTATGAAAGGAGTTGATCCTGCTTTCGTACCTAAGATTCAAGACATTCGTGCAGTTGCATCATTCTAATGGATTTTGCAAAAGTACAAGGTCATGATGGACTGGTAAGAGATATGAGAACAGGGGCTATCATTAACAATGATAGTTCCGCTATTGAAGCGAGAAGAAAATCGCAAAACCTTACCACTGCTATAGATGACATAAATAACTTGAAGGAAGAAATCTCTGAAATCAAGGCACTACTGCACGAGTTAATTAAAAATGGCAATTCTTAGATCCGTTGCTAGAACAGATACCTTTGAAATTCAAAGGCAAAAAATAAATCTGATCGCTCAAGACCTTTTCACAGTTCAGACCTCTGTTGGGTCTGGTGCATTTAGTATGAGCGATGGTAGTGCTGCACAACCAGCATTATACTTCACCAATGCAATTGATGTTGGTATTTT